ATAGAATAGGTGTATATATACCAGTAATTGCTACACAAAAACAGGAAGAAGCTAAGGCTGCTGCGAAAGCAGAAAGTCAAAATAATTTTTTAGATTATATGACAGAAAACCCTATAGGTCGTGCTATTACAAAAACTGGAATTTTTGGTCTTTATGGTACAAATCCAGTACTTGGTTGGTTAGCAGATGAGTTTGATAAAAGATATAGGGAATATAGAAATAGAACTAAAGGAGGTAGTAACTAATGGCATCATATAGAAAATATGCAGAAAATCTAATTGGAAATTGGAATACAGACCAATATGAACCACAAAGAGATGCTACGTTGTCCTCTTATAGAACTAATTGGGATAAATTGCAAAACGATTTTACAATTTATATGGATAAGTTAAATCGTAATCTTAAAACGGCTAGGACTAATTATCATGATAGTTTAGCAGATGCTGCTGAAAACAGCTATCTTAGAAATAATACAGCTCTTGAAAGCCTATCAAATAGAGGTTTAATAGGAAGTGGTATAGCACAAAAATATGCAGGAGCTGATACAACAGCTAGAGGTCAAGAAATAACAGACGCACTATCTAAAATAATTAATACTAATACTAGTTATTTAGATGCACTTGAAGGTACTATTGAAGGTATGGCTAATAAAGAAAATAAGCTTAATCAAAATCTTGCTAAAGCTCTTGGTAATATTACAGGAGCAGAACAAGAAAATCTACAAGGTTATGCTAATACATTAGCAAATATTGCAAGTAATGCAGAAAGCAGAGAGTTATCAAATGCTTTAGCTAATGCTAGTTTATCAGCAAGTTCAGCTAGTAAAAAGGCTCAAGAGGAAGAAGATGAGTTTGAACGTCGTAAATTAATATTTGATACTCTCGCTAATACAGAGATGTCTGATGATGATAAAGTAAAATATATGGCTATATATTTAGATGTTCCATCTGATGTTGGTGAACAAGCTCTTGAAGCTTATAAAAATAATAATAAGAAAGCTGAGAAGGCTGGTAGAGCTTATGCACTTGGTGTTGCTAATGAAAAACTAAAAAATAGTGACTGGTGGAGACCTGAAAATTTAAGATGGTCAGATTTATTTGGAACATCTGGTACTTCTATGGGCATTTTGGATAACCTTTTAGGTGCAGGATTAAATAAATTAATAAATGATAAAGCTACTGTTTACTCTAATGTTCCAAATATTCCAACAATTGTTTATAATGAAAGACAACGTAAAATAAATAATCTTAATAAAGAAAGCGATAGCTTATCTTACACAGATTTATATGATTTATTATTTAATAATGAATAAGAAAGGTTAGGTGATTAACTTGGCATCAAAGTCTGATAAATATAGTGAATATAAAAAGATACTTTATGGAGATAATAAAAATAATAGTACTAAGAAAAGTTTAAGTAATTATAAAGCTAGGTTAGACGCCAGTGGTATTGACGCTGATAAAGCACTTGATACTAGAAACCCTATTGAAAGAGCACTTAATCTTGAAAAGGACCAGAACTTTATTTTTGATTTATTTGAACTTATAAATAGACCACAACAAGCAATCTTTAATGCTTGGAAGGCAGGACAAGAAGGTAAAGAAATTGGTACTGCTGCGTGGGAAGGTCTTTCAGGTAAACAAGATGTTCAATTTAAAGACATACTTAAGAACTATGGTATGACAGACAGGGAAGGAAAACTAGATGCAGCAGATGTTTTAGGTTTTGCTGGTGATGTACTTTTAGACCCTATGGATTTAATACCTCTTGCAGGTTTTAGTAAATTTGACGATGCCTTAAAGGCTGGTGCTAGTGTAGGTCAAGCTGCTAAAAACCTTAGAACTGGTACTGATTTAGTTATGGGTGGTATTACAAAAGGTATAAAAGGTACAGCTAAACTTGCAGATAAAGGTATAGAAAAAGCACTTACTAAAGCTGATGAAGCTCTTGGTATTGCTGATGCTGCTGGTAATGTGACCAAATTCAAGTATATTAATCCAGAAGCTAAACGAGCTGCTGATTTAGTTAAGACTGCAATAGGAACAGGTGAAGATGTTTCTACTAAGCTTATAGGTAGACTAGAACAATATAAACAAATTAAAAACGATATATCTCGTATGTTTAAAGTTCCTCAACATTATCTTAATGCTATACTTACTGGTCGTAGTCAAGAGTTAGCTAAGGATACAGCACGTATCGACAGCTCTATAATGACTAGTAAGGCACAAAAAATGATAGCTGACTATGCTAAAAGTTCTGGTGAGAACATAGATGATGTTGCTAGAGGATTGACTACATTTTTTGAAAGTAATATGGATAGGGTGTATTCTAACGAAAGAATATTAAAAGCTGCTAAAGATGGTACACTTGAGGCATATCCAGAAGTTATTGAAGCTTTAAATAATATGGCTAAAGTAGATGTTCCAGCAGACCAATTAAAAATGCTTGACTTATCTGTTGGTGTTAATGAGAAAACGGGTAAAGTAGTTTTAGGTAAAGACTGGACTAGTGGTAAAGTTGCTATTAAACCAATGCACGAAGACTTAGTTTATAAATTAAGAGACCAATTAGATGCAGCTACAGCATTAGGTGGTGATGCAGATGAGATAGCAGAGCTTACAGATAAGTTAGCTAAGAACAGTACAAAGCTCGATATACATTATACAGATGACCAATTAAACTATCTTAAAAATCTTGTTGATAAATATGTTAATGATGATAATTATAGATATTTAGTTGATAACACTTTAGGAACTGCTTGGAAACAAACAAATACTGGAAATGATATTTTAGATGAGATACTTCTTGATGCTAAAAAAACTGGTGGTACTTCAACTAAAAGTGGACTTATTGATGACTTAAATAAAGCTCTTGATAAGAATATGGGAAGTAGATTGTCTGATAAATATGACATCTTAAGTAACGCAGGTTATGTTCCTCATACTTTAACAAAAGAAGGACAGGAAATCGTTGATAGTTTTAATCAATTAATAGATAAAAGAACTACTAGAGGTAGTGCTAGATTACTTAGTGAAAGAACTAGACTTGGTTCTGTAGATGAAGTTAATAACTATGTAAGAGAAGTCTTAGATAAAACTGATAACCTAGATTTAGACCCAAAATTATTAGCATTTAAAAAGAGTAATGCTAAATTTATGGAAGACAATTATATTAAGGCTATAACTAATAGATATTTAGAACCTAATGGTTTATCTAATGTTGTTAAAAACACTAATATGGCTAATAAAATATTAGTATCTGAAACATTTGGTAATACAAATGAGATAATGAAAACACAAGAAGCTCTTGCAAATGCTAAAGTTATAGGTGACCCTATTGAAATAAAGGATTTAACTAAGAAACTTAATGATTTACAAGAAAATGCTGGTATTAAATTCTTAAGTAAAAATATTGATACTAAAATTCCTAAAGGATTTAAAGAAATACCTAAAGAAGAACTATTAAGCACATTGAAAAAGTATCAAGCGATGAATACACAAATCGGTCTTGAAAGTGGTATGGGTGACCTTATTAAGAGTATTGAAAAATATAAAGGACAAATCGCTTTAGATACTGATATTATAGATATGTTTGAAATCGTATCAAAAAGAGATGCTTACACTGGTTTATCTGGATTATATAATAAATATATGAACACATTTAAAAAATGGAAAACTGCATCTCCAACTTTCTTGCTTAACAACTTACTAGGTAATAGTTCTAACCTTGCATTAAGTGGAATAAGTGTTGCTGACCAAGCAAGATATGGTCAAACAGTTTTAGATATAATGCAAAACGGTGAGAAATATTATATAGCTAAGGCTGCAGGTCAAACATTAGATACTCATGCTGAAACAATAGCTAATTTTTGGGAGCTATATAGAAGCATGGGATTTGACCAGTCTGCTTTAAAGTTACAAGAACTTCCTGATGAGTTTAAAGAATTATTTAAACAAGGTAGAAAATTAAAAGGTAAAGACATTGTTACAAATGGTATTCCTTATCTTAATAACTTAGCAAACATAGAAATGGATAAGTCTGCTCGTCTTATGGTAATGCTTAAATCTTTAGAAGACCCAACTTATATAAGTAGACTTGGTGTTAAGGACACTAGAGAAGCTATAGCTAGAGTTATGTTTGACCCAGATATGCTTACTTCATTTGAAAGAAATAAAATTAAAAAGATTATACCTTTCTATACCTATGCTAAGAACAATTTAATTTATCATATAACTAATATGGGGCAAAATGGTACAAAGTATAACCAACTTATAAAGGGTATGAAAGGATTAAGAAATCTTGCTACAGACGGTAAAGAAGAAAATATGTCTGACTTTATTAAGAATAGTATGTACATACCAATTCCTGGGTTAGATAAAAATGGTAACTATAGAATACTTAGAGCATCACTTCCATTTGGACAGCTATTAGAAATGGCTGATAACCCATTACAAGAACTTGTTGGTATGACAACACCAGCTATTAAAAGTCCTTTTGAGCAAATACTTAATAAGGATACATTTACTGGCAACGAAATAGAAAGTTTCCCTGGAGAAAAAAGTAAAAACATACCATTTATGTCTAAGAGAATTGAGAAGTTATTAAGTGACTTTTCTGGTTTAGATGTTCCAATAAAGAACGCTGTAAGATTATATGAAGGCACTAAAAGTGCTTTAGAAAATAATCAAAATTTAATTAGTAGTATAGGTCAAGGTTTAGAAAATACTGTAACAATGAAAAATAATGTTAATAATGATGAATTATATAGGATGTATGATGAAATAAGCATACTTCAAAACATCATAAAACAGTATAGACAAAAAGGAAAAAATATACCAACTATTACAGAACTTAAAAAAGCAAATAAAAACAAGACTATTGAAGGTCTTGAGGCTATATTTAATAAGTATGGAATAGAATAAATAAAAAGAGCCAAAGATAGGAAGGCTCTTTTTTAGTGCTACAAACTCACTTACAACCAAACTCTAGCACTTAGATAATAGTAGTAAATTCAGAATAAAAATATTGTTTAATAAATCTTATTAAGTAGGTACACACAACAAAAAACACTTGAAAGATATAACAATCATTAGCAACTGTAAGTTTTTAAAGAAAGAAGGTGATGCCTAATTAACACTATAGAGTAGGTATAGGAGGTTTCTATAACCTACTCTAGACTGCTAATTAAGCAGCTTTATGTTTAACAGAAGTTACTCTTAATGTTTGATAACTTGTACTAGGTTTACGATAACTTTCTATATCTATATCAGGGTGTTCTATTGATAATCTATCTTTATCAATATCACCTTTTCTTGTTGAGGTAGATATAACATATTTATAATCAGCGTCCTTATAAGTACTATCAGCAAAGTGTGTTTTAGCATAAGTTTCTAACTCGTCTAATTCTTTTTTACTCATAGATATTTCATCTTTAAGTTCACCAATTCTATGTAATAATTCTTTATCGTAGTCTTCTAAGTCTGGGTCTTCTAAAGATTTAATAGGATTTTGTTTAGAATATTTTTCTACGATTTCCCAAGGGTAATCGTCTTTAGATGCAATACCAGTTAGAATTGCTGCAACCTTAGTTACTAATTCTTCTATATCTTTTTGTAGTTCTTTGTTTGCTTTTATTAATTTCATTTTAGGTTTACCTTGCCACATACCACATAATAACCATTGGTCTAAACCCCAAGCCATCATGTATGCTTGACATTGTAACTCGTACCCAAAACTATCAGTAAAGCACTCACTAGAACTATTAGAATATTTATTTTCTACACCTGTTTCTACCCCATCTATAAATGTTCTACCGTCTCTTTTACACATTAGTAAACCATTTACAGCATACTTATATTCACTATTTCTTTCATCAATTATAATACCTAGTTTTTTCTCAAAGAAGTTAAGACAGCCTTCTTCCATACAGTTCCCTAAGTCCATACGTTCTTGAGCTGCATCATCAAATTCTTTTTCAATGTGTCCTAGGTCTATTTCTAATTGTTCATCAACAGTATTGAAACCAACACCCATATAACTCGCTAATGCACTAGCCACCACATAAAAGCGTTCTTTCATTGTGTGTACATCTCCTTTCTTTAAGTGTATTATAACACGTGTTTTCTATTCTATGCACTATTTATAACATTTTTTCTAACATTTTTAAACATTTTTTACACATTTCTTCATCAAATTTACTTATTTTACAATTTTCTATAGGTATATTCATACGAAAAGATAAGGCTAACATAAGATTTTCTTTATCTATTTCACCTTTTTTAAGTATTTTATTAATTATATCATAACAATCATTTCTTAGTTTGCTCACTATCTTCATACGCACACCTATCTTTATTATAAAAACTTAATATAGTCTCTCCTTTATAACCACAGTATAAATCTATTAAGTTTATTATTAATTTAACATCTTTAATGTTATCTACTACTAAACCTATGCCACCATTTTCATTTATTGCTTCTATTTTTTTAAGTTGTAGACCTGTAGGTTTACCTCCAGGTCTTTTAAGTTCTAAACCTATAAAATAACCTTTATATAACGCAATTATATCAGGTAAACCATTAAGATTTACTTGAGCTTGAAATCTAAAATGATACACCCTTTTATCTTTTAAGTATTTTATAATACTTTTTTGTATTTTACTTTCTAACATTAATTCTCTTCTCCTCCACAATTAGGGCAAGTTATTGTGTTATCAGCAGTACTATCTTCTACAACAATAGTATCTGTATTGCCACAGTCTGTACATGTAACTGTTTGTTCTTCCATAATATCACCACCCTTATTATTTAGTAACTAGGTTGGATAAACTTCCAACTCTAGGAAAATTATAATGTTTAATTGCATCATTTAAAAATTTTTCAGTAGGTTTTTTATCTAATAACATTTTATAAAATGCAGCATCTTCTGCGTATCTTATTTCTGGACATCTTGTTTTTCCTATAAATTTTCTTCTCATAAATTTAACACTACCACATAATCTATGTTTACTTTCTTCTGTAACTCTCCAAATATCTCCATTATTTATTTGTAAATCAAAGTAAATTAAATCTGTTCCGTCTAATTCATTAATTGCATTTTCAAATTTATCTGTATAAAAATAATCATCACTTCCAAGAAGAACTACATAATCTCCTATAGCTTGGTCATAACCTTTATTAACAGTGTAACCAACACCTTTATTTTCAGTATTAAATAAACAAACTATATTTAAGTCAGGATTATTTTCACTATAATTAATAAGATTATCCCATGTTTTATCTGTTGAACTATCATCTATAACTATTACTTCTATATCTTGTCGTCTTGGTATACTATCTAAAGCTCTTAATAATAATTCTTCTTGATTGTAAACAGGGATTATAATTGTTACTTTCATTATTCCTCCTTATGTTTTTGTATCCAATGGTTAAACTTCCTATAACAATCATAACACAAATCATACTTTTCTACACCATAAAATTGATTATATTTACCAGCTTTATAAATTTGTTTTAATAATCTTATAGGTTTTTCGTCTTTTAATATACCATGACAGATACAACACTTATAAACTTTTTCCATACTTATCCTTTTTTACCTTTTCATATCCTTTAATACTGTCTCTTTCTTTTTGTAGTTCTTTTATTTCTTTTTTAGTTTGTCTGATTAGTTCACTTTTTAAATATATTAAATATTTAATTTCTTTTTCCCTGTCTTTGCCCATTATTCATAACCTTTCTTATCTCGCCAAGAGGTTTCTGACATTTCCACCTCAGCTCTCATTGGTATATTCTTAACAACATCTAGTGTATCTTCCATAATATGTTTTAAATCTTTAACATATTTCTCTTCGCCTTTAGGTACTAGGAATATAAGTTCATCGTGGATTGGTAGAACCATCTTAATACCTAGTTTGTTATCTTTTATAAAGTTATAAATATTTATCTCAAAGGTCTTAACCATATCAGCACAGCTACCTTGGATTAAATAATTGCATCCTTTATAGAATTGCCTACTATCTTCCATATAGTATCTTCTACCATATAAGTTTTCCACATAACCATATGTGGATAACTGGTCATTTACCCAGTCTTGATAGTCTTTAATTCTAGGGAAGGCTTTGTAAAACGCAGCATCTAATGCTATAGCTACTTCATCGCTAACGTCTAGACTATCTTTAAGTGCTTGTACACCCCCTTGATATACCTTAAGAAAGTTACATCTCTTTCCTAATTTTCTCTTCTTTTTAAACTCATCACTATTAGGGTCAACATCTGGGAAAGCATGTTTAGTTGTCTCACTATGTAAGTCTGTTGGTTCCCACTCTTTGCCTGTACCTAGTTCATACCATTTCTTTTCTTCAAAATGTTTTAGATGCTCAGGATTTTTATAGTCAAATAAAGTTGATACATCATTATAACATTTATATGGCATGTAGGCTCTACATAAACTCATATCAGGTTCTTGTCCATATAGTATTGTGTACTGAGCCTGTATTCTAAGTTCCATTTGGCTTTCATCTATGAAGAATAATTTGTAACCTTCATCACAAACAAATGCTCTTCTAGGGTGGAACAGTTCATTACCATCTCTGTCATATAAACCCTCTTTAGGTTGTTGTTGCATGTCACAACTAACTCTACCAGATACAGCACCATTATTATTTATATCAGTGTATATTCTACCATTAACAACAGCATTTAATTTACCATCTATATATGTAGATAACCACTTGTCTAATGTTCTTAACTCTAGTATGTTTTTACATACAAGTTTAACATCTTCGTCTGTAGCGTTTTCTATAATATATTTAAGAGCCTTTTCATCAGCTTTTTCTGTTTTAATTTTATATTTAGTTAGTAATAATTTTTTGATTTCGTTGTGTTGTCCTACAGAGAATTGTTTACCAGTATAGATATAGAGTTCTAAGTATAACAACTCTCTATATGCTACGACCTTTTTACGACTTTCTAATATATAATCCACATCAACTTTGAAACCTGTATTTTCCATACAAGCCACAGCATGAATAAGTTTGCCTTCTCTTTTAAGAACCCTAAAGTCTTTATCAACTTCTTTAAGAACAGGCAGAGCCTTCTTTAGATACTCTAGCATAATAACTATATCGTCAGCAGCATAGTTTCTCATAAGGTCTGGTTCTCTATCATATACATCCTTATAGTTTGCTCTTTTAAAGTTCTTATCTAAGAATTGAAAGTATGGGTTATCATCGTTTACCCAATGTGTTCTAGTCTTTTCATAGTCTTCCATAAGTTTAGTAAACTTACCAGTAGACTTAACCTTACCATCTTTAGTTATTGTAGTAAAGCCATCGTTAGGAAACTCATTAGCAATCAACTCTTTTAAATTATCTCTAGTCTCTTTGTCTATCTTATGAATAATATCTTTAATAATATGTCCAGCAAACTTAGCCTCATCATCAATGTATCTAGTTCCTAAACTCTCTAAACTCATACTAATTCTTTCGTCAGCATTTTCAGTTAGCCTAGCGACAGTAATACTATCATAAAGTACAACATCCTCTGGAATAGGTGAACCACCGTTATGTACCATATGAAAATCGAACTTTGCGTTGTGTGCAAACATAGGTACGTTATTTAATCTACAAAAATTAACTAAGGAATTAAACATTTCTGGATTGTAATCAAATGTGTATACACGATTATCTCCGTGGTCAGACCATCCAAATGAAACTAAAAATGGTTTATCAGTTATAATATTAAGACCTGTTGTTTCTGTATCCCATCCAATATAATTAGGTATTATATCTAGATTTAGAGCCTGTGTTAAATCAACAAGATTGTCTATATGTTTGTATTTATATTTAAGTTTCTGATGTAGATACATAATCGGTACCTCCTTTTGGTTGCCACCTTACGAGTACGTTAGTCATACCATCTATGACATCTAGGAAAGCACTTACTTCATAACGATACATTTCTCCACCAGCAATAAATACTTCGTCATCTAATTTTCTTAACCACTCGTCAGTTAAAAAATCATTTGGGTTACAAAAAGAATTTTCTTTATACATATTAGATACATCTATCATAAGATAATCTTTTGCTATCTTATATGGTGTTTCGCCATAACACATGCCCATAAACATTACTTCTTGTCTCCATTTATATACGCTCGTTTTTGATGCTCTTTTAATATCAAAACGTCTATTGATAATCATATCTAGAACATCCTCATTTCTTCGTAGTCCTTTACAGAGACCAAAAAATATTTCTTTAGCTCCACCAAAACCAAATTCTTTTGTGAATAAATCAAAGAGAAGTATTAGACGTATCTCTAATATTCTTGGATGTCTTTTATACTTCTCTAATAATTCTTTTGTTATCTTAACTTTTGCCATGCTACACCTCCTAAACTAAATCATTTATAAACTCTACACCAACAGAGTTCTCTACTTTATTTCCTATGTCAGTTTTAAAGTCTTTATTTATTAGGTTATAAACCTTTCTAAACTTATCAGTAGGGTAAACATTATCAGTGTTTATTCTTATAAACTTATAATGTACCATCTTATTAAATAGAATAGAGAATTTACTACTCTCAATGCCACTAATACTTAATAGATTACCCCTACTTGTTCTGCTTTGTGTAGATAAGAAGTCAATAAATGTTGAATTGTTAGAATAAATACTTTGTAGATTTTTAATATCTTCGTCAGTATATTCACTATAAGACCTATATTCTTTAGCATATACATCTAGTTTGAATACTGGACTTGTATATATTTTTATTAAATAACTAACTATAAAATCTACTACATCTTTATTAACAATTATATTTTCAAAACTTTCGTCAACACTCATTATTAAACTTGCTAATGCTACACAAAATCTTGCTAACTTTTTGCTTGTTGTTGTTGCGAATAATGGGAAATTACACTCAAACATTTTATTTAGTTCTTCTGCTTTCTCCCAAATATAACTCTCTACACCTTCAGCAAAGATAACATTTTCAACCCCTCTAGTTACTACCCATCTTGCTTTCTCTTCATAGCACTCTTTAGGTATAGGTTCGCCACTTAGATTTACAGCAAATGGATTAAATCTTTTCTCTACTTTAGGTATTAATAGAAAGCCATCATACCTTGCAACATCTTCAGCACTTTTTATAAGTTCCATAATAGGCATTACCCCATTAGGGAAAGTATTTAAGAACCTAGGATTACCATTTTCGTCATTGATTGGATTACTAATTGTTATCATACGCAATTTACAAGGAACAATTAACTCTCCACTAACTCTTGATATTCTAAGTTCATTACTAGAACGTATGTCCGTCATAGTCTTTATAAAGTCAGGTCTTGCACCACTAAACTCTTCTAGTATTGCAAGTCTTTTATGTTGTCTAGGTATAGAACCTATTGTATTACAAAAGGCTCCATCAACCTTACTAGAACCACCAATAAGTCCAACTGTTGTAGATGTCTTAAGTGATAAGAAGTGTCCAAAGTTATATAGTTCAGTCATTTTACTTGTTGTTTCAGACTTACCAACTTGTGTATCTCCTAAGAAAAATACATCCAAAGCTCCACGCATAACCTCTTCATATTTAAAGTCTAATATACTATTAAAAACTAAATCAGTCATTAACCATATATCAAAGTTTAAATGTTTGGCGATATGATGTTTAGCACTTTGGTATAGATAATCTAGTTTCTCAGCAACAGTTCCTTCCTTTATAAACGTATTTAATTTTTCTTTATCTAATTTGTAGTCATCGTTATTGTGAATTGGTTTCACACCACTAGCAACAGCGATTAACTTTTGGTTTTTTGTTGGATGTGGGTATATTTTATATTCTATTTCATACTGTTCTCCAACATTTAGTTTTGTAAAACTATAAATATCTAGGTTTGTACTCGAACCATCATTGTCTTTATCAGAGATAATAGATTTAAACACAGTCTTTGCATCTTTATATCTCATTTCAACAAAAGGCTCTCTAGAACTAATACCCATAAAGGACTTAGCCTTACTACTTACCTCAACATTTTTAGCATTTACCTCAATGAGTTCTAGCATCTCGTTCATATTAGATTTCTCTAAGTACCAATACCTTTTCTCCCCCTCAAACATAGTATCTAATTTGGTACCAGCATCTTTTATTTTCTCAGCTTCAATTATTGTAGGCACTGAGTATGGGTCTGCGAACTCACTTGTTACTGTTATAATACTTTTTAAATCTCTTTTTAATATATTATTATTTAAAGCATATTTAATTGTTACGTTTTGTTTTTCTTCTTCGTCAATTTTAAATTCATGTTTCTCTAAAGTATAAAACTCTATTATATTTCCATTATATTTTTGTATATAATCATAAAAGTCTTCTTTAGTTTCTTTTACCACGTCTCCGATATTGATATATTTTATGCTCTTAACGATGCCTTTTACATTTTTATAAAGGTCTATCATACCTTTACGACCAGCATCGTCATTATCATAACATACTACAATATCTTTATTTTTAAATGCGTCAATGACATATTCATTAGGTTTGGCTCCTGCTCCACCAGTTAGTGTATAAGCATTAATACCTAATTCTCTTGCCATTAACATATCTTTTTCACCTTCAAATAAATAGCAAGTATTATCGCTACTTAAAAATTTATCATAAGGTATTAGCCAACCAACTAACGCACCATCTTCTGATTTCATTTTGGGCTGATTGTCATATCTTAAAAGATTATACTTTCTTACATCAACCAACATATTATTATAATAAACAGGAATTCCAAGAAATTTTCTTGTTATATTATTTTGGTCTTTAACTAAACCTAGACACATTTCTTCTATAGTCTCTATACTTAAGCCTAGGTTTTTTACTTTGTTCAAAAATTCTTCGTCTGCCCACAACATACCTTGTTGTGTCTCCCATTTATCGTCTATGTTTCCATATTTATCAAGTAATTTTATTGCATCGGTTTTTGATATATTATTAATTCTAGCAATAAACTGCTCTTCGTTATACCCTATATCACAGACAAAGCAGTGAAACAATGATTTCTCAGTGTTTATTGATGCAGAAGGTCTGGTGTCATTATGAAAAGGACAAAGTACTTTTACCTCCTCATAGTTCCAGTTATCTACATCACTGAAATACTTTTTGAAGTATTCCACTAGATGCCTAGGTTAGAAAGGTCATTTGTTTCACTATTAGTTTGAGGGGTCATTAAAGGTTTTAAAGATTTTACTCTATTTACTTTTCTTTCAACTTCTTCATCAATTCCAGTTTCTTTATTTTGAGTTGTCTTAGTGTATGTATCAATACTTACATTACCATAACACATAGCACCTTTAGTTTTTTCTTGAATTTCACTAGCAGCTAATTCTTGAATACCAATAGCATATAAGAAATTATCAATAGACCAACTCATATTTGGATGTGTTGTTAAGTTGTGGAAAATTAATCTACCTTCATATTCTCCACCGACTACTTCAAATTTAACATTACAATTATAGAATACACAATCAGGTACTGTTTCAGTAATATTCTTACCATTTTCATCCTTAAGTGCATTTCCATTTTCGTCTCTTTGAATTACTTGTATTGTCTTTTTAGTTTCTTTCCAAGGGTCAACCTCTTTAACTCTTAAAGTATATTCTCCCTCAGGGATTGGGTCATAATTAATTGCCCCTCTAGCATTAGCTGTATATTTTTTATCTAAATTTGTATTTACCATATTATTTCCTCTTTCCTATAAATTATGTTTAGCCATATATTCTATTATTTTATTTATTATTTCTCTATTAAATATAAATGTTTCTATAGATTTTACATAACCTCTTACAGTTTGTACTTTATAAATAGTTACAACACCAAAGTCGTCTAAATCATAAAAGTAATTAATCTTAAGACTAGCTCCAACTCTTTGTGAATAAAGAAATTCAAATCTCTCTAATTGTGTTAAAGTATATAAGTCTTTACTATCAGTAATTCTTGGTTCTTTAAACACTAAAGCTGTTAGTTTATGGTTTTTCTTAATAGTTTCAATGTTTTCATTTAAAGTATTTCTATTAGTATTAATTACTTTTTCCATTTGTTCTGGTGGTAATATACCAGCATTATTATCTTTAAAATTATTACACCAGTTTTTAAAGTCATTTAATATGTAATCTATTTCACTTTCTAAAGCACTATCATACATATCTTTTAAATCTTTTCTTAAAGCTTTCCCATCAATCTTAGCATATCTATTCATATCAGGGAATTCTTTATCTTCTTTTACTAGTTCAGCACTAATAACTCTATCAAATAACATACTTAATGGAGCAGTTAATTCTATAGATTTAAAACCTTGATTTATTTTCTTTCTTTTTACCTTTAAAAAAGTTTCAGTTCCTATAAAAATATCTCCATTAAACTTTAAAATTGAATAAGCATTACTGCCAATCTCATATATTTTATTAAATTTATTTTTCTTCATTTAAAACCTCTTTCAAATCTTCTTCACTCATATTTATAGCTTTTAAAAAGTCTTTAATAAGTTCTTTCTTACGTTCATCCTTATTATACTTAATAAATTTGATTGTATTTTTAACATCATATTCATTAAAAACACCATCATCAACTAATTGTTGTATACCAGAAGATATTGCTGCTATAACAGAAACCTTATCGCCTATACAACAGAAACTTCTATCTGTTATTACAAAACCAACTTCAATTTCGTCTTTTACTTTATCTACACTATCAATTAGTTTTTGTGTTTCTTCTTTAGTTAGTTTTCCCATACACTCACCACCTAATCTAACATATTTTTAATTGCTTTAGTAAACACACTAACATCTTTAAATGATGCTAGTTTTTCACATAAGTCAACATCCTCATAGTCTGGACTTAATACAAAGCCATGTTGTTTAAGTATTGCAGGATTTAATGCTTGTAATACTTTTTCCATCTTCACTCTATCAGTATTCTTAATTAAATCTTTTAATTCCACAACTTCAGCAGGGAATTCAACCTCTACAGTTTCAGTTTCTACAGTAGGTTCTACAGTTTCTTCAACTGCTTGTGTTATTTCTTCTCCTGTTTGATTTGTAGGAAGTTCCTCAACTTTAGGTTCTTCTTTTTTAGTTTCTTTCTTTGTAGTTTTCTTAACCTCAGGTTTCTTTTCTTCTACAACTTCTTCTTCAAATTGTAAATCTTTATTTTCATAAAGTCTTAAGCCAATACCTGTTGCTCTACTAGCAACCTTAGCCATAGCACGTTTGATTGCTTTGTTTACAGCGTTTTGATTATAGATTTTTAATGCACTATAATCTTGGTCTTGAATTGGGTATTCTTCTACAAACACTTTACCCATAAATTTACAAAAGACTTTTACAAAATGACTAACAACTAATGCTTGACTTTCATTAATAGCTCCGTCTTTTGCTACAACTTTATTATAGTTTTCAAAACTATCAGTCCATACAAGTCCACCATTTTCATTTGATATTGTACCAAACTCAGCACTAGGGTCTTGTAAATAAGTAAATCTTTCCATTGTAGCCCATGGAATATAACTTGCTCCATTATATGTATTCTTTAAGAAGTCAGCAACTTCTTTAGCTTCGGCAGTCTTGCCTTCATAGTTATCTTTAAATAACTTCAACCACTTTTCTAAATCTTTTTCCATAATATTTCCTTTCTAAATTCCTAAATCTTTAACATCAAAATTCATAGCATTTGCAACGTCTTCTTCCGTTGCTGTTTCGTCAAAAACATTTTCGTTAGGTACCTCAACCTCCTCGTAGCCCTCTTCCATAAGAGCATCATCGAGAGTATCTAAGTCAAACCAATTAGCCCATCTAGTATAAGTCATAGGCTTATTATAAATAACTACACATTTCCCACGAGAACGTTTATTTCCAGTGTATCTTTCGTTAATTAGTTCTAAGAGCTCTTGCCTTTTAGATGGTCTAATTACATATTTAACCACGCACATCCCTCCTTTTGTACCTTAATCATAACACGTGTTTTTTATTTTATGCACTATTTTTTGAAATTTCTTCTCTTAATTTTAAATTTTCTTCTTTAAGTCTAGCGATTTCCTCTTCTAGTTTTTTAACTTTTGCCACATAAGGACTACCACCAGCCTTTTGTAATTGTTCTTTACTCTTTTGTTTGTAATAATCTTTATGCTCTTGGTAATATTTTTTAAAATATTTTCTTTTATTTTCTAACATTTTTTCTCTTTCCATATTTCCTCCTTTACTTTTATTATTAGTTCAGCCGTACTTATTCCCAATTTTGTTATATCAGCACTGTCACTTTTTAATTGTTGATTAGATAATATAGACGCAACTCTTCTTGATACACATTGTAGGTTATCAATGCTAAAGTTAGTTCTATCATTATCTAAAAATATAATATAATCTTCGTCAGTCAATTCCACGCCATAATGCTCTTTGTAAATAAGTCTTTGTTTGTATTCCCATTTATTCCTAGCAACCTTAACTAGAACCATACCGTCTGATTTTGTATATTCAGTTCCTATTGGTAGTTTAGACATATTATGAGACATATTAGCGTTTTTATATTTATATGGTATCTTATTTCTGACTAGATATTTTTGTAAACTCAAACGAGTATATTTTTCTTTAAATTTTTTATTGACTAGAGGTAGCAACTCATCAATCGTTAGATTTGAATTGTTGCTACAATAGTCTTTTAACTTTGGATTTATTCTTCTTCGCATAGTCCTAGCTCCTTAACTAAATCTTCAGGTTTCTTTTCAAGTCTTGTGGCTGCGTTCATTATTGCTAGTTGCACATTAATTGATTTAATAAAACTTGTTGACGCATTTGTCATAGCATTTGCTCTTGCTATTTCTTCTTTACCATTAATACTATCAAGTCTTTTTATTTCCTCATAAATTATGTTTTGAATATCTATAATTTTATTATTCATTTATCTCACCCCCTTTAAATTGTTAGATTGTTTAAATCCCTTTCACTAAATTCAACTTTATTCATTAGCATTTCATAAATCTTTTCGTCAATAGTTCCTTCCATTATTAGATTATAATATGTAGGTACTTTTGTTTGTCCTATTCTATCAATTCTTCCTAATGACTGTTTATAAAGTAAACTACTGTCTGGCATACTGTAAAAAACCATTAAATGACATTTGTTTTGTAAACCGTCAAGGCTCTCACTAAATGCACTGTATTGTCCTATAACCACATCAAACTCTTTTTTAAGTTCAGCTGGTTTATCTAAAGTTTCTCCATTAATAATGACATATTTTTTCTTTAATTTTTCACACACATTTACAATCATATCTTTTTCTACATTATAACAATAAAGTACACTTACAACCTCGTCAGTATTAGATAAAAATTCTTCCAGCCAATCGGCTTTTTCAGTATTGTCAACATAATCAAACCTGTCTCCATATTCATTAGTTCCTGTAATCTTACCACTTATCAAACTCTTTTTACCTACACGCATAGCACTTACATTATCAAAAGTTATATCTTTATAAATTCTTTCTCTTATTAGTTTTGCATAGTTCTTTGCTTTAGGTATTTTAATATCAATCGTTTGTGGCTCGTAGTCTCCATATTTCGGTGCATAATATCTACAAGTAGCATTAAGTATAGGCATTAAATACTTTTCAACATCAGCCATATGATAACCAACTATCTTACGCACTGGGAACGGAATACCTGGTACTTGTAATTGGTCTATTATACAAAATTGATTTTTAAAATATGTTTCCGTATAGTCATAATACCCTAAAAATTTTAATTGACTATAAAGGTCAATATAACCACCTTTTTCTTTTTCCGTAGGCGTTGCTGTCATGATAATCTTATGACTAGTTTTCTCCCCTAGCTTTAAGCAACCTATTGTAGCTTTAACTGGATTTCTACTAGTACCCATATTCTTAATCTTATGGCTCTCGTCAATTATAATAGTCCAATTCTCATCAACAAACTTATTAAGACAAGTTATTTTACCAATAATATCAAAGTTAATAACTACACAAGCATTTTTAGTTTCTTTAATATAATTTTCTATCAGTTCATTTTTCTTTTTTGCTGTTGCATTTAATCTATACTCTATCGGCTTGTAGTCAGTATGTTTCTTTATAACTTCCCACCATTGAGTAATAACTTTTTGAGGACATATAACTAATAAGTGTGGCGTTCCATTTCTCATAGCCCTAGCAAGTCCTGTTAAGGTCTTACCACTACCTGTTTTCATAAATAGTCCAATGCTTGGTACACAACTTAAATCTTTTAATATCTTCTCTTGATAGTCTCTTAATTTAACATTTTTAAGTTCCATTAGTCCTCCTCTATTTCTAAACTAACATAAATATTCACGTGTCTTCCGTCTTCTAATGTAAATTGTAATTCGTCTTCAAATACATCACAAAAATCATAGTCATAATTATTCCTTATAAATGCTAATATCTCATTTGTTATTTCCTCTAATGTTAATGTTTCCATTATTCTTCCTCCTTTTCCTTAATCTTATAGATATAATACTTATCAAATATAGGTTTTTTAGTTTTGATTGCATTAAAGATTGTTCTTCTAGCAATATCTATCTTTTGCTTGTTTTTCATTTGATTTATCAACTCGTTAATATCATCACTATCAATAATGTTAATCTCGTCTTCCAAGTCTTCCCCTAATCTTTTTGTATATATCTTTTCACAAACTATATACATACTTATTCTCCTAACTATTTAAAATAAATATCTTTAACCTCTAAATCATTATCACTTAATTCCTGATTTTCTAATGCTTGAATTAGTTTCATTATTTCTTTAAAAGATTTCTCACACTTTGTTATATCAATTTCTAAAACCATTGTAGTCAATTTTTTATCAAATACTTTATATTTATCTTTCATTATATATCTTCCTCCAAATTCTTTATATCTTCATCATTAACTAATTTAACATAGACTATGGTATAACCATTACTATCATTGTCCCAATAATCAAACTTAACTTTTGTATCAAAAAACTTATCTGTATGTTTATATTCACTATCATAATAGTTTCCGTCATCACTCTTAAATCCTAAACTATAAGTAAAATTATGTCTTAAATAATTATTACTAAAACCAATGTCTAATAATTCTCTTATAGTACAACCCTCAATAACTTTATTTAATCTTTTACGCATTTCAGTTTTAAAATCGTATTCTAATTCCCATAATAATTTATCTTTCATTTATTCCACCTCAACTTTCTCAATTAATATTTCATAAAAACAAGACCAATTTTCTTGTTTATTGAAGAAAAATCTAACATAATTATCTTCCTCAATATTGTTTCTTTCTTCGTCTAATACATAACTATCACTAGATAATTCATTATTTATTAATTCTTTTGCCTTTTTAATTGCTTTTTCTTTTGTATCATAAAGTCCAATAATATTTGTGCTATCACACTCATTTAATAAATCTCCATATAGGCTTTCATATACTAAATACATTTAATTTACCTCCATTTCTACTATTTCATATTTTGAATAATCACTAATATAATCAATAATAAAACCCTCACTATACATTAAATCGTGTATTAAATCTACCATATCATCTCTTTCACTACTGCATATTTCATCTTTTTTAATTTCTTCTAACATAGTTCTTGCTTTTTCTATACTATCAAAAACATAGCTTATACCACTACTATATTCGCCACTACATAAATCTTCATATCTTATAATATAAACTTTCATTATTCTTCCTCACTTTCTAATTTTATTACTACTTTTCCATTATTCTTTTTTGCTTTTTCACTAGGCTCATAAACTCTTAAATTATTCTTCATATTTCCTCCTTAACCTAAAATCATTGTATCTTCTATTTTTGAGATATTATCGCTTAACATATAAGACATATCTTCATATTCGTTAATTAATATCTCTTTTGCATTACTAAAACTATACCATAAATAATGATAGCCGTTTCCCTCGTCGTCGTCGCTTATCATTATAACTTTATCAGCATTTCCCTTTGCCATTTGTTTTTTGCACTCTTCGTATAAATCTTTAATTGTTAATGGTTTCATATTCTATCTCCTCACTTTCTATATAAGTTCATAACCTAAATGTTTTAAATAAGTCTCATTATCTACCACATCAACATTAGTTCCTATTAATGATACATAATCGCTATAATATTCCCACAAGTTATCATTGTCGTCTAAAATTAGATAATCATTATCATTTACCTCATAGAATATATCGTCTAAAATGTATCTATCTCCAACTTGTAAAACCTCATAGTTCTCATGAGTATCTATAAACTCACTTATAGTCAAACAATCATAAAGTTCAGTTTCAGTAGTCTCTTCTAGTTTAAAATCTTTACTTTTGCTATAATTCTCCCAACTATTAAAATAATTAGTCGTTTTTGTATCATTATAATAATATCTACTTGCCTTATATGTACTATTACTATATTTTATTCCATTATCAGTCGTAAAGTCTCCTAAACAATAAATATTCTCTTTATTGTCTAAAAAGCATAATTTACTTTTTGCTTGTTTTTCTAATAATTCCATAACTCTTTTGTTTTTATAGAATTGTTTGTCTAACTCTTTAAATACACTAACATAGTCTCTTATAAATGTTTGTGTATCACTTAAAGTCTTGTCATAGGTATATTCACTTATAATACCATTATGTACCATACCAACACTACAAGTCGTTTTTGTCTTTCTCAACTCTTCCACATTATTTGTTATAGGAAATGGGTGCGTTGTTTGTTTATCATTTTTTCCACTTGTACCAATTCTAAAGTGAAATACTATTGCTTTATCGGTCAAATCACTATTAAACTCTTTTTTAAGTTCTTTTACTCTTTTATAAAAGTCTTTAAAAGTCATATACCCCTTATCAATGACAACTTGATTATTTTTAACATACATTAAACCAGCCCCATCATGATTATTGTCAAAGCAAGTTTCTAATATCTTTTTGCTAGGTAATTGTTTACCTTTTTCTTTTGCTACAATTATACACATATTATTGTTCCCCCTCTACTATTGTATTATTGTTTAATTGATTTTTAATATCTTCTAAATTATCTTTTGCATTATCATAAATTGTCTTTAATGTTTCATACATTTCATTACTTTCACTAGGTAAGACATATCTAATACTATTTACTAAATCTTCATAATATCTCAATGCTTGATTTCCTATATTGCCTAGATATTTTTTGTAGTTAATTGATAAGTCTTGATTGTCTACTTTAAATGTATCATTATCGTTTCTTAATACTCTTGATTTTTCTTGTAATAAGTTATATAAATCTCTTAATATTGTCATTTTGCCATTTAAGTCATTAAAGTTGTCAACTTTATTGATAAGTGCTTTTTGTGTTTCTAAAATTGTTTTAAGTAAACTTTCATATTCAACTTTACAAAGTTCAATACTTTTATTATTTTTGTTTTTCTTTTCTTCCAACTCTTTAAACACATTTTTTGTTTCGTCATTTAAGTAAGTACTATTGTAAATATGTTTTTCGTTGCAATAATCTTTAACATAATCAGTCTCGTATGAATTGACTACATTATCAAAGTTTATTTTTCTTGTTTTCTTCTCCTTAACACTTTTTATAATATTATTGACTAATTCTACACTAGCCATGTAAGTCTCAAACTTTAATGTTCCTTTAAATATTCTTATCTCTATTGTGTTTGTGCTACTCAAATTGATTGCTACACCATGATTGCTATTATTATGTTCTTTTGCATAGTCTTTTAAGATTACACTAGATTTTAAGTATCTTCTATCAACACTATAATAGTTATCACTTATAAAACTACACCACCTAAAATTGTCTCGTCTTGAAAACACTTGCAATTCACTTTTAAATGTTTCAAAGAATAATGTTAATTTTTGCAAATACTTGTCTTCATTATCAGCAAAGTAGTTTCTACTAAAATGCACGTGTAAGCCACAAGTAGTTGTATCGTGTGATGCAAAGCCATTTTTACTTAACATTTTAAACATTTTTTCCAAATCGTCTTTATGCTCTTTTATGTATGCCATTGTCATAGGTTGTGTGATTATTTCAAAGCCATTATGCAAAGAGCCATCATGTTCAAAAACTAATTCCAACTCTTTAAACTCTTTTCTTATCATTTTAGCCATCTCATTGTTAGATATTAAACCTCTTTTGTTTTCTACTTCGGTTTCAGTTCCAAAGTATAACAAATCATTTTCAGTTATACCCTCTTTTAGTTCACTTTCCAAATATTTATATGTTATCGGTATATCTCTAAAATGATAAGAATTGATTATGTTTATATTATCGTCCTCTTCACTGTCTCTACAATTCTCGCAATAGAATTCATAGTCGTCTTGTATCATATTATCTATCAAGTGATATTCTCCACAACTCGTACAACTTGCGTAATGTTCGTGATAACAATTATCACAATAGTAGTGGTCGTCGTCTTCACCTATTAAAGCATTGTCTCTTTCAAGTTCACAATCGCAATCATAACAAGTCGTAAAGTGTTCGTTGTAGCAATCTTGACAATAGCAATTATCAGTTAACTCACTATAAAAATAATTGCTTTCGTGTACTAGTTCGCCACAATCGTCACAAATAATATAATGTTCTCTACAACTTTCGCAAAGATAGACAGTCTCCCCCCTTTCCATATAAGTTTCTAGATTGTCCCCTTGTAGAATTGTCCCACAATCTATACAAGTGTGTGTGTTTTCTTCCATTTTAAAAATCTCTCCTTTCCTATCTTTTTTCTTTAAAATGAAAAAATATGCCTACTTATTATAGACATATTTAAAAGCAAGTTTTAAATGCTCTTATTTTAAAATTGTATCAGTATCTAAAAAGCCCCATTTTGTAGGTATATTATAGAATATTATTTCTCTTTTGTTTAATGTACTAGTTTTATCTATAATTTTAATTGTTTGTAAATCACTATAATTATAATTGTATCTTAAACTATAACTTTTATTTTTTGTCGCTATTTCATAACAATAGAATAATAAGTTATTAATAACATCTTGTTTTTCTTCACTTGTAAAAAATATCTTTTTATTGTCTCTTATTTCCATATACATTATAAATCACTCTCCCTTTATTATTTCATTATGTATATTTTTAACTTGCTTTTAAATATATCTATAAAGATATATGTTAGTTATTGCTAATCGCTATTTACTAACTATCTATTACATTAATGTAAAACCTTAACCGATTTTTGAGCCGTGCTACTACTCTTTACAAGATTTTTATTTTTTGTCGCCTTTTTGCGTCTTGTAATCTCTCACCTACAACTAGAGCCACCAATAATAATAGATGTACTTTAATTCTTATTTAAAGTCGCATTTTTTAACTTTACTTAAACCAAGCCAAGACACAAGTTATCTTGTGAGATATAGCCCACCTTTAATTAATGTAGGGTTAATACATTTACAATTCATTAATAGTATAAATCAATTCAAAATGCTAATTGCAATAGGATAACCTATCAATTACTACATTATTGATTTACTTGTTAAGTCTTCATAAATCTTTTACTACAATATAAAGTTATCAAATACCGACTACAACACAATTTTTCAAGTTGCTTTTCTACACAATTAATAATAATTGATAAGTAGAATTAATATTGTTTTTGTGTGTGCCTTTTTCTTTTTAGAGTTGCCCCTTTTTCAAAAAAGACAAGCCTATAATAACATAATAGTTTTAACCTGTCAATACTTTTTTTAAAATTTTTAATCATTTTTTTTTAAATTTTTTTGCAATCGCCCTTTTTATGCTGCATTGAGACTTGATAAAAATTTTAATTTTTTTGATATTTTTTACTATTTTTTGTTGTTTTTATCGGTTTTATTGTTTATCGTTTTTTTGCAAAAAGTGGGCTTAACTGCCTATATCTATATTAGAGACTTTTTAACTTTTTCATACTATATATATGATATTCATATAATAGTATATGACAAAAAATTTTGACATTTTTAAAATTCATATATTTAGTATGAATTTTTCACTTTTTAGACAAAAACGATTTTCCGATTTTCCCCCACTTTTTACAATCACGAGTAAAACTAAAATTTTAAATTAAAAGTTTTAAATTGATAAAAACGATAATTTTAAATCGTGATTTTTAATCTTTAAATCTTATCAAACAAATGTTTACTTTTTAAAATTTTAAATCTTAAAAACTGAAATTGATAATTGCACCAAATAGCGAATAAATATTCGTGCGAATAAATGTTCGTGTTATGTATGGGGTGGGGGCTTAACTTGATTTGTTTATAGTTTTGACTATATGATATATATTATATTAACAAAACACCACTTTCTCTCTCTAATAAAAAATGCTATAATAAATAAAAGGAGACGAAAGGAGGTCTGATATTGTCATGAAAAAAGCATGGGAAGACATCAAGAGTTTCATAACCGTTGTAGTAATGGCACTATTTGCGTATTGCATTATAGCACGTGTGCCTATAGACGACACATTAAAGACTGTACTATCTACAGTTATAGGGTTCTTTCTAGGAAGTAAGATACCCAAAGATAAGGAGGAAGAATAATGAAATTAAAATATCCAACTAACTTTATAGGAATAACAAAAGGGTTTAGACCTAAGAAGTATCCAACGCACTCTGCTATCGACCTAGGGTGGAACTCTAAGTTCGGTGGAGCACATGTACCAGTATATGCTTGTGCAGATGGTGAGGTTACTAGCATACGCGATGGCAGGGGCAACACTATGGTGCCTGGAGACAGTGGTAACTATGTAACAGTTGCTTATGGCACTGGTGAGTACGAGACACGTGTCTGCCACTTAGAGAAAGGTAGTATAAAGGTCCAGAAGGGTGACAAGGTTACTACTTCCACTGTACTGGGTAGGATGGGTAACAGTGGATACTGTGGTACCAAGCGTGGGTGCCACGTGCACTACATCGTGTGGTATAAGGGAAGTAGGGTTAACCCTATTCACCATACGTATGTGTATCCTGACCAGGTGGTAGCTGCCTCTACTTCCAAAGAGTACAGCTTACTATACTGTGACAACCCTGCACCAGAACCAGAGCCTAGTCATACTATGTATGTCAGAGTGACTGCTAAGAGTGGTGTGTGGGCTAGGAAAGGTATTGGGTTTAGCTATGGCAAGTACGTGGCTATACCTTATGGTGCTGAGTTCCCTCTTATTAAGAAGGACGCTGGTAAGAAGAACGGCTATACTTGGGATAAGGTGCTATATAATGGTGAGGAGCTTTACATGCCTGACAAGTGGAACGCATACTTTACAAGATAATAATGGTGTGGTATATTATTAGGTGTTGGTTATGCTACGCCAACATGTAGTGTATTAGTGCACTACGCCCCCGAGATGAGGAATAGGTTTTTGCTGCCTATTCCTTTTTATGTGTTTTGTGGTATAATCTATATGTAAGGAGAGTGTGCGTATGCCAAGAAAGAAATCTTTTATAGAAGAAGATGATGTTAAGGACGAGAGTAAGCTTATCGAGATGCTAAAGAACGATGAGAAACTAAGAGAAGAACCAGACTATAGGATGGCTATGATAAGTCAAGCTACTATGTTTTTAGAAGATTTTGGTAATAATATCTACCTAACAAGTATTGAGATGCACGAGAAAGTACCTTTCTTCAGCATAGATGCGTGGAAAGACTTTCTAAATTACCCATTAGTACGCAAATATATCAAGAGTTTCAAGGATGAAAAGATTAGTATGGCTGCTGAGCAAGGCTTAGCCGAAGGAGATAAGGGTGCATTAGGCATCAAGAAGGCTATGGATAGTACTTTGGCTGTCAACAATAGTAACATAGTGCTTATAAGGCTCCCTGAAAAGAAGGACTTTTAGCTATGAAAGTTGATGAATTACAGTTTATAGAGTTTGATAAGGATAATTTTAAGGTTTATAAGTGCCCACTTTGTGGTGGAACCATTAAGGTACACGATAGTGTGTTCTATGGTAGGTGTGATAGCTGCCTTGCAACCCTAATAGACTATAAACCAGCACCTCATCAGGTTAAGTTCCACGAGAGTAAAGCGAAATTTAAACTTAATATTGGTGGTTATGGTTCAGGTAAGACTACTATGGGAGCTGCTGAGATAACAAATCACGCATTAGATGTAGCAAATGGACGTACACTTATCACTGCTCAGTCTTTACAACAGGTTAAAGAAGCCGTAATACCAGAATTAGAGAAGTTTTTGCCACCTTGGTTCATAGAAAGACAGACAAAAACGCCACTTCCTAAGTACACACTTACTAATGGGCACGAGATAGTGGTGTATGCGTCTAACGATGAGGAGAAATTAAGGTCGTTAAACCTTACTGCGTTCTGGATAATCGAGGCAAGTGGTGTATCATATAAGATATTTACGCAGTTAACGGCTCGTTTACGTAATAGAGCAGCTATTGTTAAGGATAGAACAGGTAAAGAAGTAGAACATAAGTTCTTAGGAATAGTTGAGAGCAACCCAGAAGAAGGTTGGATAAGAGATGAGTTCCTTCTTCGCTCTGATAGAATATTTGCTAGTAAGAGTGTAGACACTTCTAGTTATGAGATGCTTAAGGTTGCTAAACCAGAGAAATCTTACCACTCATTTCTATCTGCTACGCCAGATAATACATACCTACACGATAGTTTTATCCCAGATATGTGTGCTGGTAAGAGTGAGAAATGGATAAGGAAATATATTTATTGCCATTTAGAAGTAAAAGAAGGTGCAGTATATCCAGATTTTCAAAGTAGTTTAATTGACCCATTTGAGATACCAGATAATTGGCTTAGAATATTTGGTTTTGATAAAGGTTGGACAGATGAAACTTGTTTATGCTGTGGAGCACTTGATACTAAGAAGGGAATTTGTTATATTTATGATGAGTATTATGTATCACAAAAGCCTATAACATACCACGCTAGAAGAATAAGGGAGAAGATTATGGGTGTAAATATGTATAAACCTATAATCGCCGACCCATCTGTGCGTAATAAGAACGATAGAGATGGCGTATCTTATAGAGACTACTTCTATAATGTGTCTGGTATATGGCTCGAGGAAGGTAATAATGCTATTCTAGACGGCATCGAGAGAGTAAGAGACTTTATGTACCAAGGCAAACTTAAGATATTTACGAGTTGTACTAATTTAAAACAGGAAGCACAGAACTATGTGTGGAGAGACAATAAAGAGGATACACCTGTAGATAAGAACAACCACCTTATGGATGCTATGCGATATATGGTTATGGCACTTCCATATGATATAAGGGATTGTGATAAGACTGGTAGAATTAGTGATACAAAAGAAAGTGTGTTAGATAGAATAAAATTAAACAACGAGGATGAGGCTGAAACAGAAGGTGTTTATGGTCTTGGAGCGTTTGAACTATAGAAGGAGGTAAAAGCGTGGAAGAACTAAAAAAGGAAATTACTGAACTTAAATTAATAATTCAACAATTAGAACAAAGAGTTGCTGATTTAGAAAATGGCGAGTTTGGTAGTGGCGTATACCTTGAAGGCTGTAATGATGCTGATAAGGAATACATAAAACCAATAATAGAAGGTAAAAAGGAAGGTGAATAGTTATGAAAAAGAAAAATGAAGAAGAAGACATAAAGGTTGAAGCCTATAATATAGGTGATGAACTTGATAAATCAAAAGAATATAGGGAAATGTATGATAAGGCTTATACATTTAACCAAGATAGATTTGATGCCTATGCAGAGTTGATGGCTTTCTTTCAAGGAAACCAGCATCTACTTAAGAGATATAAAACAGAACGCCCTTGGGTAGTTAATATGAATACCCCATATGCTACTGCTTCTATTGAGAACAGGGTTGCTTCCCTATTAGTTAGTGATTACGAAGGAGACTTAATGCCCCTTGCTCCAGAAGATATAGAGGTTGTAGAAGCATTAGATAGTGCATATAAGCGTGAGTGGGAGCGTATGCAAATTGATGAAATAATCAGAAGAAGTGTAGAACTTTCTGCTGTTGTTCGTGAAGCATACTGCCATATCTATGTAGATGATAAGAAAATACATGGTGGTAGATACAGTAAAAGAGTTGGTGCTTTATGTGCTGAGATTATTGACCCATCTAGTATACTTATTGACCCAAGTGGTAGAGACTTCAAGAAGGCTAGATATATAATTGTTCAAGGTCGTATTAGTAAAAAAGAAGCATTAGAGACTTATCCTAAACTAAAGGCATTATCTCTACAAGCAGATAGCTTTACACCAACACAAAGAGGTGAAATTTACTATGATAATGACTATAGTACTAGCCAAGAAGACGTGTTTACTGTATGGAATATTTATGTAAAAGAAAATGGTAAGATTAAGAAAGTTAAACTTATTAATGCAATCATTGTTAAAGAAAGTGAATTAGATATAGATTGTGTACCAATAGCTCAACTTAGATGGAAAAAGGCTGCACAAAGTTGCTATGGTATATCTCTAATGGACCAATTACTATCACTTCAAAAGGCAGTATGTGCTATAGAAAGTGCTATTACTAATACTGCTATAGCTTATGCTGCTCCTAGTATGATGGTAAGTAAGGGTTCAGGTGTTGACCCTAAGATGGTTGCTAAGGCTAATGGTGCTCCAGGTGTTGTATATTCAGTAAATGGTAACTTAGATAATGCTATGAGACCTGTAGTTCCTCCTAAAATTCAAGACGAAATATTATCAATCAAACAAGATTTCGAGGCGAAGATTAAGGAAATCTCAGGTAATACTAATCAATTCTTAGGTAATATTGGTACTGCTGCTAATACTGCAGGTGGTGCACAAGTTGCTGTAGAACGTGCTAAGATAATCGAAACTAATATAATTAATAACTTAGAGGAATATGTAGAAGATATAGTTAATATTATAATTAAGTTTATGATGAAGCTTTACCCAGGTAGTGAACTTACTTACAATAGAGGTAAAAACGGTGAAGGTATTTATGAATTTGATAGAATTAAAATGCCTAGCAAGAAAGAACTTAAAGATTTAGAGTATACTTTCTATGTTGAACTTAACAAAAAATCTCAATACAGCAAAGAACAACAAAGACAAAATCTTATGGATTTATTCCAATTTGAAAGACAATATGATACGGCTGTTAAAACAGTTACAGTTGCAGATATTATTAAGAACTCTGATATTGAGAATAAAGATGAGATTATTTCAAGATATAATGATTTAACAAAACAAGACGCTGAGACTAAGGCTGAAACTATTGAGAAGATAGTTAATATAGGAACTCAAATGGGTGTTCCACAAGAATTAATTACTCAGTCTGTAACCGAGATAATCGCAGGAAATGATGAGACACCAGCAACAGACCAAGTAATGCAAATGATTGAGCAAGGCTTCCAACAACAGATGCAACAGGCTGAACAAGCTAGACAAACTCAATCAATCGACCAAGGTGGAGATATAAACGCAAGTCCAGAAGCAGTAGACATGGCTAAACAAATGTTGTCTTCTGGACAAGTTTAGTCTTTACAAAAAATTATAACTTTGTTATAATGTGGTTGAAGAAATCGATAAGGTTTCAGTATTCATAACCCAAGTCGTACCTAAGCGACCAAAAATAATTTAGTGTAAGAATAGGAGATTTTATGGATGACAATTTCGGAAGTATCGCAGATATTGATGCAAAGTTAGACGCTGAATTTGGTACAGTTGCAAATGAACCAGAAGAAGATTTAACCCCTGCTGAAAATGAAGTTGATACAGGTGTAGATGAAGCAACTGAAGAAGTTGTGGATAATGCTGATACACAGGATGAGGAAGAGGAACCTCAAGAACAAAATCCTCAAATAGAGGAAGAGGCTGAAACAAAGTCTGAGAAAAAAGACCATCATGCCTTTGCTAACTTAAGAGCAGAAAATTCTAATCTTAAAAAAGAGAAAGAAGCTCTTGAAGCAGATAGCAGTTTCTTAAAAGATTTAGCTGCATCATATGGTTATACCGATACTGATGCGTTTGTTAAAGCTTATAAAGAAGCTCAGATGCAAAAGGAAGCAAAAGAAAAAGGCTACGACCCAGAGCTTTATAGACAAAATATGGAGCAAAGAGAGAGAATAGAAGCTTTAGAGAAACAAAGAGAACAAGATTTAATGGATAGAAAACTAGAGCGTTTCAAGGGAGCTTTAGATAATGCTACTGCATTATACAATATTTCTGAAGAAGAGATATTTGAACGTCTTGAAAAATCTGGTTTAGATGTTAATACTATTTTATCAGTTCCTAATCCTAAATTGCTACTTGATGGTTTACTTGTAGATAGAATACAAGCTCATGCTAAGCAAAGCCAAATCCAAGAACAAAATAATATGAAGGGTTTGGTAGAGGATAAAAATGAAGATGGTGGTGTTGATAAAACTATCACTATCGACAGTCTATTAAAAGACGACCTTGCCAAATACAAAGCCGATAACTTTTTTGAGTAGAAAGGTAAGGTGAGGTTATATGGCTGCTGCTTCAACAACTTTAGCCATTTTACAAAGAAATGGACTATCAGTTAATGAATATTTTTCTAAAAGAATTTTAGAAATGATTAAACTTGAAAAAAGTAACTTTGTATTTACAACTCTAGGTGTTGAAATGAACCTTCCTAAAAATGAAGGAACTAAAACATTTACAGTACGTAGATATAATCATTTACCACTTAACGCAGTTTCTGACCATCTATTAACAGAAGGTGTTGCACCTGAAGCATTAAAACCAGAAGGTCATAAAGTTAGTGGTTCTATTAACCAATATGGTGTTATTATGGATGAAACAGATGTTGCTGCTGATATTCACTTTGATAATATTAAAAATATTTATCAACCAGAATTAGCAAGACATGCTGCTGAATTAATCGAAAGGAATATAATCGACAGTTTCACAGATGCTTCTGAATATTTTGTAGGAACTGCAAATGACGATGTTGATGACATCACTGCTACTGATGTAGTAACTTTCAAAGACTTTAGAATTGTTGCATTATCAATGAGTAATGCTAATAGAAAAGGACATCAAAGATATGGTGGAAGATTTGTTGGTGTAATGCACCCTAATGTAATGCAAGACTTACTAGACGATGCTACATTAATTAACAAATTACTTGTACCAGGAAATGATAATGGACCTATCAAACAAGGAACATTAGCAAAATATATGGTTTACGGTATGTACTTTACTGATACATTAGTATGCCCAGTTGCTAAAAATGATAGTGATGTAAATGTTTATACATCTTATGTTCTAGGATACCAACCTTATATGGTATTAGGATTAGGTGGACAAAATGTTAAATTCTATGATACAGGATTTGCTGCTGATAAATCTGACCCATTAGGACAAAAAGCTACATTTGGTTACAAATTATGGACTGGTGCTAAGGTTATTGACCCATTAGCAATTACTGCAATTTATAGTGCATCTGCTTATGACATCGCATTATACGATGACACTGATGATACTATCGGTAAGGCTGCTAGTCAAACTGAAATAAGTGGATAGTTATTGATATAAGAATAGGTAATAGAGAACTTCCTTAAATCCCTCTTTATAAGAGGGGTTTTTTATTGTATAATTATGTTGGAGGGTGTGTATGAAGATAGTATTTTATATTCCTTATTTTAATAATATTGGGGGTGTTGAAAGTTGGATTTACTATATTGCTAGACTTTATGGTGACGGTAGAGATATTACAGTTTATTATGTTAATGGTGATGAAAACCAATTAGATAGATTGAGACCTTTTGTAAAGGTTCGTAGATTTTATCATCAAAGAATTGATTGTGATTTAGCTATATTTTGTGCGTGGCTTCCTGATGACGAAATACGTTGTTTTCAAGCAGAGACTAGAATACAGTTTATTCACGCATGTTACTCTGTCGCTTATGATGTTAAAAAGTACATTATTAACCCATTAATAAATAAGTATATAGCAGTAAGTCAAACAGCTGCTGATGATTTTTATAATTTAACAGGTTATATGCCAGATGTTATACGAAATCCTATAGCACTTAATGAACCAAAGAAAGTATTAAAACTTATAAGTGCCACTAGGATAACAGAAGATAAAGGCTCTATTTGGGAAAAAATGCAGATATTTGCTAAGAAATTACTTAAAGCTAACATACCATTTATTTGGTTGGTGTTTACAAATAGTACAATAAGACCAAATATTAAAGGAATAATCTTTATGCCACCAGAATTAGATATAAGTCATTACATGAAAGAGGCAGATTATCTTGTTCAATTTTCTAAAACGGAAGCAGATTGCTTAAGTATTAAAGAAAGTTTATCTGTTGGCACCCCTGTTCTAGTTACAAATTTTGCTTCAGTTTATGAGAATAAGATAGTTGATGGAAAAAATGGATATATTTTTGATATGAATATGGAAGACATAGATGTAGAAAAAGTTTATAATATTATTCCTAAGTTTGAATATACACCTAATAGTTCTGATAAAGAGTGGAAGAATTTATTAGGACCTAAACGTAATTTACCTAAGGATAGAGTTGTAAAAGTTCGTTGTGTGTTTAAAGATGGTTTTACTGATTTAGACAGTGGAAAAAAGAGAAAATATAATGAGACTTGGGAAATTCCTATTTCAAGGGCTTTAGAGTTAGAAGATTTTAAAGACCCTAACACTTTGACAAACTATCATTTAATTGATATAATTGAGTAGAAAGGTGGGGAAATAATATGGCAGATAAAAAGACAGTTGTTGTTAAAAAAGCAGAACCAACAAAGGAAGTTGAACTTGAAGAAGAAACAAAAACTTCTCCTGTAGAAGAAGTTAAAGTTAAAACTAAAAGTGGCACATTTAGTGAAAAACAAGCAAACGCTGCTGCAAGTATGGCATTAAAAACTGCTATCGAAGCAAATAGTGAGATGGCTTTAAGAGAAGCTGAGAAAACATACGCTCTTGAAAAACAAAGACATATGTTAACTAGATGTAAGAACGATAGAGTTGTCACTAGAACTATCTCAAAATTATATGCTCCATATTTAGGAAAAGTTTATACTTTTATTTATAATGGCATCCCAGTTACACTATATTGTGATGGTAAACCACGTGAATATCCTGAATTTGTAGCTAAGCATATTGATGCAAAATTGCAAAAGATTTCTGAAAGCAATACGTATAAAGAGATTATTGAAGAAAGATTAGACTAAAGGAAGTTGTATTACACTTCCTTTTTTGTTATAATTTAATTGTAAAGAAAGGATGATGAATATGACTTTAGATGACGTTATTGCTAACAGTGAGTTCTTTACAGATGAGAACCACGAAACAATTAACTATTTAAGTCTTGGCAATAAGGCTATTGCTATCATAAATACTGAGTGCAAGACTAAATTCCCTAGAGTTACAAAGTCTGATGAGGTATTTAATTATATGCCTAAAGATTGGTTTTTTGCACTACTTAGTCCTTATATGTCTTATGGTGTTAAGATGAACGATAGTTCACTTACTGAAGCAGAAATGTATTTAGAAGAATTTTATAGAGCATTGGGTAATTTTAAAGATAATTTAGGAAGTCTTGTTGCTTCTTATGACCCAGACGATACGAGTGGTGAAAGTGGTGTATCTCCAGACTTAATTAATGATGATGGATTTGGTGGCGTTTACCCAATAGATACATCTAATGCAATTAATATAGGTTTCTTTGGAAACGATGGAAATGCAGGTTCTTGGTAATAATAGAAAGTGAGGTGTTATTATGGCTTATGTGAAATCTAACTATCAAAAGTTTAGAGGAAATCCAGAACAAAAATTATTTTATCTTATAAATAATTTTATTGGGGGAATAAATACAGAGTTTACTGATGATAAAAGCTCAGTTGCAGATTTAGAAGGTATTATAAATTTTGATATGGATAAACTCGGTACTCTGCATAAAAGATTAGGTTTTGGTGAATTAGATGCTTTATCAGATATATTTAATAGACTAGACCAAAACTTAATTCCAGTTGTTAAAAACAGAACTGAGGATAATTTAAACCCAGAAGAAGATAACGATAATATAGTTTATATGGGTTTAATTAGAAATGATAATAATTGCTTTAGAAACCTAGCAGGATTTAGTGGTGTTAATAGTTTTAGAGAATATCAAAAGATGTATGGTTTTCAAAATAATACATTTATATTACTATTAATTACAACTTCTATTGTAGATAAAGTTCCTACAGCTTCAACAGCTTGGTATTACAAGTGTACTTTACCTCCTTATTTATTAAGTTTAAAGCATACAACAGACACAAATTATAAAAAAGATGAAGAATATAATACTGTTGTGAGTTCTGTTGATAGTGTATATGCTGATGATAAACTATACTTTAAGTATGAGAATTCATTATATGTTGAACTTATAAAAGATGTTGATTATGGTGTTGGTGAAAGTATAACTGATGCTGTTTATGAAAGAACATTATTAATAGAAGGCGAAGACTATAATATAGGAGACCCTATTCAAGACTTAGTTTATGTTCCAGAAGATAATATTGAACTTAATGCTTATAAAAGTGAGCTTCCAGTAGTATTTAGTTGGGATAGAAATTTATTAAATATAGACACTATAGAGTACTATAATAGTATTTATTTTGCTAATAATGACAAATGTCTTGTAGAGTTTGATAGAGAAGCTAATATAACTTCCAATGCAACTTTAGGTGCTGCATTTAAGTACTCTGGTTATTCTGCTACAGGGTTTATAAATAGTGCGTTTAAACCAACAATTTTAGACACAATGAACTTAGGTTATAATGTTTTAGGAGGTTCTGATGTTCTTACATATGTTGATATGGGTTCAAGTGCAACAGATAGTATTCAGGGTACTATGACATTTAATAATGCTTTTGCTCCAACTATGGGAACTATACCTGCAAGTCAACCTTTTATGGTTGGTATATACTATACAGGTTCACATAGTGATTTTACTCTAACATTTAAAGATATGACAACTAATACCACTTATGGTGCTAGTGATGTTACAGTATCAGTTAACTCACAAAAAAGTACAACAGGACTTAAAGTTTATGATGTTCAATTCAATACAGCTCCTAGAGGAGAAGTTGAAATAAAAATAGAAATGCAAAGTAGTTCAATATCACCACAATATGATTATTATAATGTTGGAGATGTTAGTATTTATGGTAATGCACCAATTAATGGATTAAATTTTAAAGACTTTAATTTAATCTTTATAAATAATAGGGCAGTATACTATAAAGATGATATTATTTACTTTAGTTATATAGATAAGTTTGATTATGTTCCACATACTAATTTTATATCTTTACCACTAGAGCCAACAGATAAGATTACAAAGATTTGTTATTTTAAAAAGAGTTATATAATCTTTACTAAATATAAAATTTATAAACTGGTTGGTACTTTATCAGACAATTCAGCTAGTTATTCTATAGAGATAGTAAATGAAAGTATTGGTTGTCACGCAGGTAATACTGTGGTTCCTATAGACAACACATTATATTTTGCTTCACCACGTGGTATCTATGCACTTAAGTCAAACCAATTCGTAGAGGGCTATGAAAACGTAGTGGAGCTTGATGTGAAAGTTAAAACACTTACAAGTGATTACACATTATATGCAGAAAATAGAGATAAACCTGCAGTTAGATATAATGGTATAAATGAACATGCTTATGCTTTTAGGTATAAAGATAAATATATGTTATTCTATAATAACTATGGTGACAAAGGTGATTATGCAGCAGAAAACGGACTTGATGTTTTAACTTATCAATATGAAATAGGTTCTTATACTACTTATAGATTTAAAGAAAAACCTACTTTCTTATTCATGGTGGATAATGCTATAGAAAGTTTATCTACTGTAAAGGTAAAAGAAGAGTTTACAGAAAGTAATGTATTATTTGATTATGATTTTACAACTGGTAATGATACTTCACGTACTGTAATAGATAATTCTGGAAATGGTAATAATGGTTCGTTAACAGGAGATGCTTTACTAAATAGAAGTAATGGTATATCACTTAATGGTACAAACTCTTTTGGACAAATTTCAGACTTTTCAGGAACAATATCTAATGGTGTTGATATAATTATTGATACTAAGTGCGATGAATTAAATGGTGCATATTTAATTGATTTACAACAAGAAAGTTCTAGTATTAATGCTCAAGCAACAAGTGGAAGTTTTGAGACTAATAAGGCTAATAATTATTATGCTAGATTAGAATATACTATATCACCAAATATGGATACTAAGAAGGATACTGTGTCATATAAATTATATTATTTAAGAAATGGTGCTGTTCCTAATAATAGTGGAAATTTAAGCTTTTCAATTACAGGAACAGAAGGAACATTAGTTTCACAGACATCTAAATCATTTAATATATCTAGTGGCTCTCAATTAGTGGCAAGTGGAAACTTTACGATAACAAGAAATTCAAGTGGAGCATACTCAAGCAGATGGTCACTTAATATTTCATCAAGCTATACAACAACAAGCACTTCAATATCAAAGGGTGCTGATGTAAACTTAAGTGGACAATATTGGGCTACAACTACATTTAATTGGATACAATTAGGGTTCTCTAATTTTGTTGCAAGAGCAACAGATACAGGATGTACGATAACATACACACCATCAGTTAAACTTACAAGTGGTTTAAGAGTTGGTAATAGGACATTAACTGTAAATATAGATGGTAATGAAGACGCTCAAACTGTTTATGTTATGTCTTATGCTACAGCTAATAACCCTTATGTAGCAAATGGTATAAGTAGAACGCTAACATTTAATTATACAGGAACAAAAACTATTAAGATTAATATTAAATTTGCTGCTAACTTTACTAGAAGCTCTGACGGTAAGTACTATGGTACGTTATCAATGAGCGAACAAACACAGAATTTACCAAGTGTTACACAAATGACAGTAACTAATACTACTAATTATTCAATAACTGGTTCTACACAATTAAATTTTTCATCATATGGCGTTGCTAGTTATAGACAAATAGCATTAAAGATAAATGGAAATAATGACCAATTAGACTTTATCTTAACTAGTGAATATGGTGATGCTTTAGTTAGAACTGACGCAGGTATTGGGTTACTTGATAGACATAATTGGAGAATTTCTATTAATAGTTCTGGGGTATGTACAATTTATAGAGATAATGTATCAATTAAAACAGCTAACATAGATACTAGATATTTAGTTAATACTAGTAGAACTTATAATTTTATTGGTACAGATAGAAATAAAACAACTCATTATGAAGGAGAAATTTATAACTTTAGTATAAATGGTGGAGCAACAACTTTATTAGACTTTAAATTTACAGAAGGAACTGGAAATACAGCTTTAGATAGTTCTGGTTATAATAGGAATATGATTTTAAGTAATATATCATGGTTAGTTGTTCAAGGTTTAGTATTAAAAGACAGTAATGCTTTTATAACTGTTCCTAAACTAACTAGTGATATTCCATTTACAAATGGTTTTAAGATAGAATTTGAAGGTGTTATAAACGCTGATAATAAACCTATTAAAGTTATAGACTTAGCTAAAGCTTATCAAAGTGAAACTTCATCTGTTAAATTTAACTCAATTAATGTTTCGTTTCAAAATAATTTGTTGATATTTAATTCAACAGGTGTAAATGGTAGAACCTATACTGTAATGGCTGATGATATTGACACAACTATAAATCATGAGTATAAAATAGACTGTGTTGATAATAATAAAGGATATAATATAAGTATTTATGTAGACAATATCCTTAAATCTACAAACTTCTTTAATTATGGTGGTATTGCTGATATTAAAAGAGCAAGTAATTTAATAGGTAAATCAAATGATAGTACAGAAGATAACACATTTAAAGGTAATTTACTTAATATGAAAGTTACTATATATGGAAGTGCATCTGGAACACCAGTATATAGAAGTGCAATTTATGAATTTGATACAATGTCAACAGACTTTGGAAGACCTATTTATATAGAAGCTAAAACAAAAGGTATAAATATGGAATATCCACAACATATGAAAAAATTGAAACATACATTTATCAAAGCAATAGGTGGAGATGAATTAAGTCAATTATTCTTTGAGATTTATGTTGATGGTTATTTAGTAAACGACCCACATAAATTTGTTGCACATTTTGATGAAGATGGTACAATAGTATTAGATTATACTGCAGAAGAAAATTTAGACATTGAAGGTGTACTTGGTCGTTTAGGTGGTCTACTTGTAGATAAAACAAAACCAGGTGAAGGTATGTATCAAACTATAAAGATGATAGTTCCTAAGAAAGGTAAGAACTTCAATATACGTATGTATGGAGAAAGTGAAGAATTCTTAACATTAGAAAGTTTTGGTATGGTTTGCAAACTAGGAAAGGTAAAACAAGGGTGATGTGATATGGATTATAATAAAAGAATTGGTGATGATTATTTAAAAGCTGATTGGCAAGATGGCGAGATAATTCAGCATACAGATTTAAACGAAATAGAAACTGTTGTTAAAGAAGCCGTAAATGCTAATTACACTGATATTCAAAAAGTATTAGATGGAACTTACATAGTAGGTAGTGCAGAAAGTATTTCTGGCACTACCCTATCTAAATATGAAGATGAGGAATTACAAAATACTGATGGAAAGGTACCATCTTCTTTACAAGTTAAAGCCTATGTTGATGCTGCTAAACAAACAGCTATAGATAGTATTCCTGATGATATATCAGCACTTAATAATGATGTTGGGTATATAACAAATGCTACAGATGGTTTAACATATTATTATAAAAAGAGTGAAACCTATACACAAGCAGAAGTACAAGCATATGTACAAGCTGTCAATAACTTAGAAAATTATTATAAAAAGAGCGAAACCTATACTAAAACTGAAACTCAAAACTTAGTAAATAGTTTGATTAAAGTTACTATTCAAATAGTAAATAGTTTACCACAAATAGGACAGTCAAATGTTATTTACTTTGTTCCAAAAGCTCATACAGAAACTAATAATGTTTATGATGAATATGTTTGGATAAATAATGCTTGGGAAAATATTGGAGATACAGAATTAGACAATCTTGATATTGATGCTTCTAAGACAGGTCATACAGCAACTATTACAATAACTAAGAGAAATGGCACACAAAAGAGTGTAGAGATTTACGATGGTGTAACACCAAATACACAAATAGGAACTGTACAAACACTTCCTGCTGGAAGTAATGCAGTAGTTACTCGAACAGGAACAGACGCTGAACCTGTACTTAACTTTGGTATTCCTAAAGGTGATGCAGGTGTTTCTCCAACAGCAACAGTTACACAAAATCCAAATACGTTTTTAACAACAATAACAATTACAGACGCTAATGGAACTACTACTGCAAATATAGATTGTGCTGGTATCGCAGCTTATTTAGAAGATTGTCTAGATGATTTAGAGGATTTAACAAGTATGGATACTACACAAATAGAAAGTTTAACGGAGGTGGAATAATATGCACTCATTAGAAGAAATTACAGAAAGTCTTACAAATGATAGAAACACTATTGTAAATAATTTAACTACTATGGGAATTAGTGATTTAACAGGAAATGAAACTTTTACGTCATTAGCTCCTAGAATATTAGAAATAGCTGGAGGAGACAGTATTGCTGTTAAATCCTTATCTGAGCTTAAAAATACTGGTATGACACACAATCCTATTGACTTTACATTAGCAGAAGTTGGTATATATGTTAATGATATGGCTAACTATAATAGTTTTTACTATAAGGATAATGTAAATCCTTCACAAGATAGCTCTACTAATTGTAATTTTAAACCTTGTATGTTAGTGGTAGAAAAAGAGACAGGAACAGCAGCACCAAGTTCAGGGTTCTTCTTTGCTTGGATGTATGCTTTTGATACGTCTGGTGACCTTTATATATTACATTTTTTCGTTAATAGTTCTGGTCAGGTTAATAAAGATAATATTTTGGTAAACAATCCAAAATGTAATTTAGCACTTAAGTCATTAAGTGTAATTAAAAATCAAAATTTATCTTTTGATGCAATAGATTTTTCTATGGCTGAGAAAGGTATTTACATTAATGATATTTCTAACTATACAAATTTTTACTATAAAAACAGTCTATCTGGAACAGGTACATCAAGTGGTGGTGCATTTATACCATATTTTCTAATAGTAAAAGAAGATATTAGTGGAATATCTACACCAAGTCAAAATTTATATTTTGCTTCTATGTATTGTTTTAATTATAACTACGGTAATATTGTTATTTTAAATTTTTATGTTAATACAAGTGGTGGAATTGCATCTGATACTGTAATGATAAAAAATCAGTATGTGTTAAACACAAGTGCTCAAGATATAGTAGGTGTTAAAACTTTTAGTAGTTTGCCTGAGTGCTCTGCTACGCCAACAACAAATAACCAATTAACAAATAAATCTTATGTGGACGGTGCTATTTCAAGTGCTATAACATCTGCGTTGGGAGGTAACTATTAATGGCTAGAACTGATACTTTACCACACTTTTTAACAGATGTGGCTGATGCGATTAGAACAAAGGCTGGAACCAGCGACCCAATACAAGCAAGTTCGTTTGATACTGCTATTTCAAATATTCCAAGTGGTGGTGTAGATTTTTCATATCTATTTGCCGAAACAAATATAGATATGATGGAATTTTCACCAAACGGACAAAGTTTATCAATAATAAATATGGAAGGTGCTTTTTATGGTTGTTCTAATTTACTGTCGTGTGCTATAAGTGGTAGCAATTTAGATTTTTCAAATTGTGAAAATTTTAGTATGACATTTCAAGATTGCACTAGTCTTGGTGAAATCCCTTATGACGTGGATTATTCTGGAGCAACAACTATGGAAAGTATGTGTAATGGTTGCACTAGTTTAAATTCGTTTTATTTAGATACAACTAGCAGTTTAACAGAAGCAAATTATATGTTTCAAAACTGTGAAAGTTTAGATACTGTTTATAGTCCAGACGATGCAGAGGCACAAGGCGTAGAATATAATATTATTGATACAAGTAGTTTGCAATATGCTGTTGCTATGTTTAACGGTTGCACTGGTTTGATGAATGTTTCACAACTAGACACTTCAAATATGCTTGATATGAATTCTATGTTTGCTGGTTGTTATGCTTTAACAGAACAAAGTTTAGATAATATTTTAGGTATGTGTGCTGGTGTATCTGCTGATTATGAAGATACTAAAACATTAAGTGCTATCGGTATTCAAACAGCCGATTACCCAAATACTGATTTTACAAGTTTAACAAATTATCAAGACTTTATAGATGCTGGTTGGACTTTATCATAATAAGAAAGGAGATGTAAGATATGCCAAGTATTAAAGATTATATAGCCAATTTAAAAGGTGATAAAAGAAATTTAGTTGAATTACTTAATGAAAAATCTGTAACAGCTTCTGATAGTGAAACTTTTACAGAATTAATAGTTAAGGCAAATGCCCTACAACCATCAACAATAATTATAGAAAAAGATGTTAATTTTTATGATTATGATGGGAAGTTATTATACTCTTACTATAAAAATGATTTTCTTAATTTAACTGAATTACCTAGTAATCCAACTCATACAGGATTAACTGCACAGGGTTGGAACTGGACGTTACAAGGAGCTAAAGCTTTTGTTACTACTTATGGTTATTTAGATATAGGTCAAAACTATATAACTGAAAATGGTGATACCTTATTAGATATAGATTTAATTAATGATAATGTTACAATAACATTAAAATATAATCAAACATTAAGTAATGGTAGCACAGGTGGAACAACTGTTGATTGGGGAGATGGAACAGAAGCACAGTTTGTTGGATATGGTGGAAATAAAGTTATCACACACACTTATTCGTCAAAAGGTAAATATACAATATCTATTTTACCTAATTCTGATGTTACATCTTACGTTTTTGGTTATATAAGTGGTCAAAATTACCCTATCATTACAGCAAATGATAGTACTTATCCTTTAAAAAAAGTATTTATTGGAAGTAAAATGACAACAGTTAATAGTCAAGCTTTTAGAAATAGTTATAATTTAGAAACTATAATAATGCCTAAAACAATCACAACATTTGGAAATCAATTATGTGACAACTGTTATATGTTAAAAAGTATAACATTTCCTAGCGCCTGTGAAATAGATATGCAAAACAGCTTTCAAAACTGTATAAATTTAAACTATATTTTGTTTGGAGAAAGCAGTGTACAAAAAGGTTTAAGTAACATTTTTACTAATATAGGAAAACTAAAAAGATTTATTTTAGTTACACCTAATGCCACACTTACATCATTTGGTTCTGGTGCATGTTCTGTTGAAAAAGTAATTATTCCTAACGGTGTTGAAACTTTTGGTACTGCCAATGCTGATATTCTAGGAAGTTTTGTTGCTTTAAAGAGTATTACCTTTCCTACAAGTTTAACAGCTATTGGAGATTATGTTAGTGGAGCTGGTGCATACAGTTTAAAAACCTTATCATTTAAAGGTTTTACACAAGTTCCTACTTTAGGTAACTATAGTTTAATTAATTTACAACCAGATGCTAAAATATTGGTTCCATCCAGTCTTTATTCTAGTTGGATTGCTTCAACAAATTGGTCTTCTTCTAGTATTGTTGGAAAAATATATCCAATAGATAATGATGGGAATATATTGCCAAATCCATAACAAGGTGATATAATTATGGTGAGTAAAGAGGAGGAAATATGACAGATAGGGATTTTCAAGAAATGTCATTAAGAGTGGCTAAAACAGAAGATAGCGTTAAACATGCACATAAGCGTATTGACGAACTTCAGAACATTACTAAAGCCTTTTATGAACTTGCTGCTGATGTTAAAGTTATGGTAAATGAAATGGCAAATATGAAGTCAGATATTAGTGATATTAGAAAAAAAGTAGACGCTCGTGATGAAGAGCCTAATAAATTAGTTTTTAATATAAAAAATACAGTGATTACAGGAATTGTAGCTGCATTAGTTGGAGCACTAATTGCATTGATAATAAAATAGTTTGGGGGAATTTTTATGAATAAAGATATAAGTTTAATAATGAGGAGGACTGTCCTCACATACACTTACATCTTATTCACAATATTTATATTAAAATTATGTGGATTAGATTATTTTGGAATTGATATATCTAATCCTTTTATTTTATGGTTGGATAAAATATTTAATAATTTTATTCTATTCAATATAATTAATTTTATACTTATTATGATTTATCAACATATAATGACATCTATTATAGTTAAGGAAAAGTGTTATAAATTAACATTATGTTCTGCACTATTTACATTTGCTTTTCAATTTGGTTTAAAGAAAAGATTGATGGTGTATAGTCTAGGAGCTGTTGGAGAACTTTTATACTTATTTATACTAGTGATGTGTTATGCTAAAATAAATAAGAAGAATATCAGTATAAAAAGATTTATTGTTGTTATGCTCTTAAGCTTCTTGTTTCAAGCAATATCTACACTTACAAGATATAGATATTCAATAGCTTATATTACATCACCATCAATAAATTTTATAATGAATATAGATTATTTAGTACTAATGGTGATGGCATATAAATTATATTTTATGAAAGGAGATGTTAAATTATGTGGGGTATTCCAGGTGGTAGTTGGTTCATTTTTGCAGAAACTAACTTTATTAAAGCAGCAGCTAAGAAACTTTCAAATAAACTATTCAAAGACTAATAAAAAGGAAAGATTTGAAACAATTATATATTTAATTTTATTGTTTATATGGAATATGTTTACTTTGTTCTGTGTGTTCTTGGTAGCCAAATTAAATGGCACTTTTATAGAGTGTATATTTATCTTAACATCTTTCTGGATAAATAAGAAATCATTTGGTAAACCATTTCATTTAAGGAACGCTTTTCATTGTTTTATAATATCTAATCTTGCATACTATTGTCTTAATAGGATAACAATACCTATTAGTATATCTATGTTAATATCAATAATTCTAGGTATTTTACTTGCGTGGTTTACATCTAAACTTGTTAAAACAAATAAAAAGCCTCTCTATAGAGGGATGAGTGAAGAAGAACTTAATAGTAAATTAGATAGAATAGGTGCTGAACCTATAGATTATAAGATATGTAAACTGTATTATGTTGATGGTTATAGTGAGGTTAAAGTTGCTACATTAACTTTTTATTCTGTTGAAAATGTAAAGAAACGTAAACGTAATGTAAATGATAAGTTAAAGGAGCTAATAATTTAGCTCTTTTTATTTTGACTAAATTTATACTTTAGTATACTATGTTAATTTTAGAATACAGTCTTAACAAAGGAGATGTTTTTATGTATGGATATATGCCTCAATATTCACAGCAAGGTACTTTAGACAGAATTAATAACCAAATTAAAGACCTTGAAAATCTTAGAGGACAACTTCAATCTAATATGCAGCCTACTAACTTAACTCAGAACTTCCAAATATCACCAAATAATTCTGGAATTAGGTTTGCTGAAACTTTAAATGATGTAGAAAAGGAATTAGTCTTTGCAACGACACCCTTCTTTACTAATGATATGTCTCAGATGTGGATAAAAACACCAAAGGGAGATATAAAGACTTATGAACTTACAGAGTTGATTAAGAAGGATGATAAAGACATCCTCATAGAAAGTCTAAAAGCAGAAATAGAAGAATTAAAGAAAGGAAAAGATTATGAACCAAGCAATACAAGTACTAACGAACAACCTACAACAGAGGTTAAGAGCTAATAACCCACAAGCATTTAACCAGTTTACAGAGTGGGTTAATAAGAATAACAACCCTGCAGAACTATTTAGTCAAATAACGAGTAATTACACCCCACAACAAATGCAAAATATCAAGGGTATTGCCAAGTCATTTGGTATACCAGATAACATTATTAATCAAGTTATTAAATAAAATATCTACGCATAGCGTTGATATAAATATTTGCATAGAAAGGTGGTGAGATAATGAACGGAATTCAACCGACAGTAGATTTAGCAACTAATAATGGCTATGGCTACGGTAATGGCTTCTTTGGAGGCGATGGACTATGGGCATTAATCTTGATTGCAATCTTATTTGGGAACGGAAATTTCGGAGGCTTCGGTGGTTGGGGTGGAAACAACCTAGCAACTACAGATTACATATCTAGTGAATTTACACAAAGAGATGTAACAGGAGGTTTCCAAAATCAAAGCAATTTAATTGCTAACGGTTTCTCAGATACTGCTACAAATATTTGTAACTTACGTTCTGATGTATTAGAAAACCGTTATGCTGGACAACTAAGTGCGTGTCAAACTCAAAGGGATTTATTACAACAAACTAATGAGTTGAACACTAATTTATTAACTACAGCATTACAAAACCAATCTAAAATGGATGAGTGTTGCTGTACTTTAAGAGCACAAGGAATTGAGAACACCCAAAAAATATTAGATGTTCTAAATCAAAATACCATTGATGATTTAAGAAGTCAAGTTAATGATTTAAAAAATACCATTACTGCAAATGGTATAGGAACAAGCATCGTAAACCAAGTAAGACCTTATCCAGTACCTGCATATCCAGTATCTAGTCCTTATACAGGAATAGGTTTCTATGGTAATGGGTTTTATGGAAACGGCTTTTTTGGAAATACTATAGTATAGCATAATGTCTTAGGACAATCTCAATAGAGAACTTGCTAATTCGAGAATAGGCAAGGGCTTATTCTCTTTTATTTATGGAAAGGAGAAGTATATGATACAAAGTGTACAAGAACAAGAATTAGTCTTGACATCTAACACATCACCAATAACTTTCGCAGATACTGACGTGAGAACTGCTAGTGCTAATTGTTTTAATGGTTGGTTAAATCATAATGAAGGTTCAGCACAATTTAATTTAGTTGCTGGTGGTTTATATGAAATAGATTTTAATGCCAATGTGACGAGTGCTACGGCTGGTGCTATAGCGTTTGGTATCTTTACTGATGGTGTAAAACTAAACGGTGGTGAAGCTAATACAGTTATTGCTGCAGCAGGTGATTATGAAAACATTTCTATAAAGAAGTACATAAGAGTTTGTGGACGTGGCAGTGTTACAGTTACTATTAATAGCTTACCTACTGTTGTCTATGATGAGACTGTTACAGATACTCAAATACCTATTGTTAAGAACGCTAATATAATTATTCGTAGATATGCGTAATAACTCAATAGATATTACAGGTCTAATTTTACAGGCAATAAGCCTCATTATTTTGTTGCAAGATTACAACAATAAGGACTTAATGAGAGAATTGCAAAATCAAGACGAAAAATACTTAAAGAAGATAATAGAACAAAACGATGAAATATTGCTAATATTAAGAGAAAGGAAGTGATTAACGTGGAACAAGAGATTATCGAGAAAACGGAGACAAAAATAAAAGAAATATTAAATCAAGGGATTAACCCTAATAATTTGATGCACTTATATAAATTAAGTAAAATAAGACATCTAGCAAAGGAGGATGAGAGCATGAGATATAGTAATTATGGTAGAGATAACTATGGTAGAGATAGCTATGGTCGTAGAGGATATGACACTAAGTATAGAGGGTATGACCATTTAGACAGAGCAGCTGAACATTATGGTAGATATGAAGCCAGTCGTGAAGAATACAATCGTGGTGGAAACTATGGTGCTAAGGAAGACGAAATGAGAAACTTAGAGTTTATGCTTGAAAGTGTTTGTGAATTTATGTCTATGTTAGAACGTGAGGCAGACACCCAAGATGAAAGAGCATTAATTAAAAGATATGCTAAGAAAATGAGTGAAATGTAGTGTATAAATTTTATAATGCAAACAGTCTTGGCAACTTCGTGAACGATTGTACAGTTAGGGCTATCAGCCTGGCAGAGCATATAAGTTGGGATGAGGCTTACGATAAGTTAAGTGACTTAGCACAAGCAGAAGGTAATATGATGGATGATAAACGCTTTATTAGAGGTTATCTTGATATGAACTACGATAGAGTTCCGTATCTTTCATATACTGTTGGTGAAGTCGCTGGTGAGTATCCAGATAAGATACTTCTTATAACTATGGATGGTCATATTACTTGTTCAGTATATGGTGTGATTTATGATAGTTTTGATTGTCGTAAAAGAATTGTTGAAGATGCGTGGGTTGTAGAGCAAAAAGAGATTTAATTATCTCTTTTTTTATGTTATAATTTAAGTGAGAAATTTAATGAAAGGTAAGGTGGTCTTTATGGCTACGGCTAAAGAACAAGCCCAAGCAGATTTAGGTGATATAAAAAATTATGTCAATTATGCTGGGTATGATAAAGAAAGAGCTATAGCTCAAAGTACTTATGATACAGCATTACAAAGTATGAAAAACGAATATGATACGTTAATGAATACTATTAATGCTAATAGACAAGAGCTAAATAGAGACTTTACTTCAGGTAGGGCTGGTGCTGCTGATACTTATTATTCAAATCAAAGACTTTTAACGCCTACTAGGTCTAGAGTATTAAAGGGTACAGGTTTATCTAATTTAGGAAGTGTTGTAAACCGTATGAAAGTTGGTAATGAGTTGTCTAATATGGCTAATACTTTTTACAGTGGTATGGATGAAACAGATGCAACAATTAAAGCTGGTGAGTTAAACTATGATATAAATAAAAGAACAGCTAAAGATACATATGATGCAGTACTTGCTGATATAGGTGCTAGACAACAAGCTAGTGAAAATGATTATAATGCTAGAGTGGCTTCACTTGCAGAACAAATACAAAGTAGATGGGATAGTAATGCAAATGCTAAGGCTCAGTTAGCTTTACAACAAAAGGCACTAGCACAACAAAAGGCTGCAGCTAAGGATGCTAAAGAACAGTATATACTTGGTGAAGTTGCTAAAGCTGCTGGAGACCCAAGTGCTAGTGAATATGCTTCAAATTATGCTAAAGCTATACAAGTTTATAAACAGTGGTATCCTGATGCAACAGACGATGAAGTTTTAGATGCTCTTAATAGAATAGGTGTATATACACCAGTAATTGCTACACAAAAACAGGAAGAAGCTAAGGCTGCTGCGAAAGCAGAAAGTCAAAATAATTTTTTAGATTATATGACAGAAAACCCTATAGGTCGTGCTATTACAAAAACTGGAATTTT